TCCGGCATGTGTCCGTCGGCTACCGCGTCCACCGCTACGAGATCACCAGGCGCGAGGGCCAGCGCGAGCTCTGGCGCGCCGTCGACTGGGAGCCGATGGAGGTCTCCGCCGTCGCGATGCCCGCCGACCCCGGCGCGCATATCCGCGCCGCCGGGGCCGCAGCCCCGGCCCTCGCGCCCTGCACCCTGATCCGGCAGGCCGCCCCTGCGTCCCCCACCCTTTTCCCGAAAGGAAACGACATGACCACGCCGATCACCGCGGAGGCGGACACCGTCCGCTCGGCACCCGCGCCGATGGAAGTCCGGGACGTCGCCGGCCAGGCATCCACTGCCGCGGCGCAGACTGGACCAACGTCTCCCGCTCCCCCCTCGGCCGATGCCATCCGCGCCGAGGAGCGCCAGCGCGCGGCGGACATCACCACGCTCTGCCAGCGGCACGGCCTTGGGATGGAGTTCGGCGCCGATCTCATTGCCCGCGGCGTCGCGATGGATGCCGCCCGGGCCGCGATCCTCGACCGGCTGGTCGAGCAGAACCCCAGCACCCGCGGCGGCGAGATCGTGCCGGCCGCGGCGCGGGGGGCGAGCACGACCGATCTGTCGTTCCGCGATGCCATCACCGAGGCGCTCCTGCACCGTCACGCGCCGGGCGCGCAGGCCCTCGGGCCGGATGGCCGAGCGTTCCGCGGCATGACCCTTCTGGAAATCGCCCGGGCCTCCCTCGAACGCCGCGGCGTCTCGACCCGCGGCATGGCGAAGATGGAACTGGCCGGCGAGGCGCTGATGGGGCGGGCCTCGGTCGGCTATCACGCGACCAGCGACTTCCCCCTGATCCTCGCCAATGTCGCCAACAAGACGCTGCGCGCGGCCTATGACGGCACGCCCCGCACCTTCACCGGCTGGGCGCGACAGGTGACCATCTCCGACTTCAAGCCGGTCAGCCGCACCCAGCTGGGTGGCGCGCCCGACCTCTTGCGGGTGCCGGAATCGGGCGAGTTCACCTATGGCACGATCGGCGAGGGCCGCGAGGTCTATGCGCTCGCGACCTATGGCCGGATCATCGGCATCACCCGCCAGACCCTGATCAACGACGATCTCGACGCCTTCACCCGGGTGCCCTCGGCCTTCGGCGCCTCAGCCGCGGACCTCGAGAGCGACCTCGTCTATTCGATCCTGACCACCAACCCGCTGATGGGCGACGGCGTCGCGCTGTTCAACGCGAGCCACGGCAACCTCGGCACCGCAGGCGCGATCAGCGAGACGACCCTCGCCGAAGCCTATCGCCTGTTCGGCAACCAGCGGGGGCTCGAAGGGCGGCAAATCTCGGTCCTGCCGCGCTACCTGATCACCCCGCCCGGCAGCCGGTCGGTCGAGGCGCGCAAGAACGTCACCGCCACCACGCCGAACGCGGTCGCCGGGGTGAACGCCTTCGCCGGCCGGCTGGAACCGATCGAGGAGGCGCGCCTGATCCCGGCCGCGGGCGCGGACCCGTGGTTCCTCGCCGCCGATCCGGCCCGCATCGACACGGTCGAGTTCGGCTACCTCGAGGGCAATACCGGCGTCACCACCGAGACCCGCACCGGCTTCGAGGTCGACGGCATCGAGATCAAGGCCCGCCACGACTTCGCGACGAAGGCGATCGACTGGCGCGGGCTTTACCGCAACGCGGGCGTCTGACGCCTGATCCTTCCCCCAAACCCGGAGCCGTCCCATGAAGAACTACATCGCCGAGGGCGACACCCTCACCATCACCGCCGGATCGGCGATCCCTTCGGGCTCCGGCGTTCTGGTCGGCTCGGTCTTCGGCGTCGCCGCCGCCGACATCGCCAGCGGCGCCGAGGGGCCGATCAACCTGACCGGCATCTATGACCTGCCGAAGACCGCGGCCCAGGCCTGGACCGCAGGCGCGCTGATCTACTGGTCGGGCACCGCTTGCACCAACGTCGCGTCCACCAACAAGCTGATCGGCATCGCCACCCGCGCCCAACTCGCCGCCGACACCCTCGGCCGCGTCCGCCTGAACGCGGCAGGCATCACGCCATGAGCGCGTTCGAGACGGCGGCCGCCGCGCTGTTCCGCGACCCGAACATGGGCGTCGATGCGATCTATCGCCCGGGCGGCATCGGCGGCGGCGTCCTGGTCCGAGTCATCCGCTCGGCACCGGATCGGCTCGCCCGGTTCGGCGACGGGAGCTTCGTGACCGACACGGTCGCCATCGACGTGGCGATCGCCGAGGCGCCCGGCCTGGCCGAGGGCGACAGCTTCGAGATCGGCGGCACACACTATATATTACACGGCGCGCCGATCAGGGACGCCGACCGGCTGGTCTGGTCCGCCGAGGCCCGCGAGGCGTGAGGATCACCGTCACCATCGAGGGCGAACTTGCCGGGATGATGGCTCGCGAGGTGCGGGCGGCGGAGCGGGCCGTGACGCTCGGCATCCGGGCTTCGGCCGCGGCACTTCAGGGGCACTGGCGCTGGCAGATCGAGGGCGCGAAGCTGGGGCCGCGCCTCCGCAACACGATCCGGCGAAAGACTTACCCTGCAACCGGCTTCTCGATCGGCGCGGCGGCGCTGGTCTATTCCAAGGCCGCAAAGATCGTCGACGCCTTCGACCGGGGCGTCCTGATCCGATCGAGAGACGGCTTCTTCCTTGCCATTCCGCTGGCGGCGGCCGGGCTCGGCCCCGGCGGCAGACGGATCACGCCCGGCGCCTGGGAGCGGCGGACCGGCAAGCGCCTGCGCTTCGTCTATCGCCGCCGCGGGCCCAGCCTGCTGGTCGCCGACGACGCGCGGCTGACTGCAAGGGGGCTGGCCGCGAACAAGGGCGGCCGGCGTCGCGCCGACGGTTCCCTCACCGGCGCGCAGACCGTGCCGGTCTTCCTGCTGGTCCCGCAGGTGAAGCTCGCAAAGCGCCTCGATCTGGCCGGTGCCGCCGCCGAGGCCGGGGCCCGCCTACCCGGCGCGATCCTCGCACGTTGGACCGACGCCTGATCAGCCCCCCATCGGAGCAACCATGCCCAGCCTATCCGAGACCATCCTGCAGGCGCTGTTCGTCACGCTGTCGGTGCAGATGCCGCCGACGGCCCGGCTCCTGCGCAACGCGATCCTCCCCGAGCGCATTCCGGCCGGGGGCCTTGCCATCCTGCGCGACGGCGACCCCGGAGAGCCGGACGTGCTGCTCTCGCCGCCACAGTATATCTATGACCACCGCGCCGAGGTGGACCTGATCGTCGATGCCGCGGGCCCCGCGGCCCGCGACGCGGCCTTCGATGCGCTGAAGCTGGCGATCGGCGCAGCGATCGCGGGGAACCGCACCCTCGGCGGACGCTGCGATTACGTCCTGGCCGAAGCCCCAACCCCGGTCGACCTCGCGGTCGAGGGCGGCGAGGGCCTGAAGGCCGCCACTATCGGCGTGATCCTCAGTTACAGCACCGATGACCCCCTCACCTGATCCCGGAGAAGATATCCCATGGCACGCGCACAAGGCACCCGGGCGCAGATGGCGTTCGGGTTCGAGAGCACCTACGGCACCCCCATCGCCGCCAACCGCTACTGGCAGATGCCTTTTGCAACCTCGAACCTCGGGGCGGAGCAGCCGCTCTTGCCCTCGGAACTGCTGGGCTACGGACGCGACCCGATCCAGCCGATGCGCGATGCGATCTCGGCCGACGGCGATGTCGTCGTGCCGTTGGGCCCGCGGCACTGGGGCGTCTGGCTCAAGGCGGCCTTCGGCGATCCGGTCACCACCGGCCTGATCGCCGCGACCGGCAGCATCGCGTTCGCGGCGCAGCCGGCAGTCTCCTCGACGATCACGATCAACGGCACCGCCTTCACCTTCGTCGCCTCGGGCGCGACCGGCAACCAGATCAACATCGGCGCCAACCTCGCCGCGACGCTGACCAACATCGTGACGGTGCTGAATGCCTCGGTCGTGCCCGGCGTGGCGCTCGCCACCTATGCCCAGACCGGCGGCACGACGCTGACCGTCACCTTCGACCTGGCTGGTCCGGCGGGCAACGCCTTCACCCTCGCCGCCTCGTCCGCACCGGCGTCGAACGGGACCGTCTCGGGGGCCGCCCTCACCGGCGGGGCCAATTCGCACACGTTCCAGTCGGGCAGCTGGACCCTGCCGAGCTTCTCGGTCGAGACCTTCATGCCGGACGTGCCCTTCGCGGGCACGATGCGCGGCTGCGTCCTGAACAGCCTCACCTGGTCGATGCAGCGCGCGGGCCTCGCCAATGCGACCGTAGGCATCATCGCGCAGACCGAGACCATCGCGGCAGCAAGTGCCGTCGGCACGCTGAACACCTTGCCACTATCGCGGTTCTCGCAGTGGCAGGGCAATGTCCTGCGCAACGGCGCCTCGATCGGCTCGGTCGTCGCCGCGCAGGTGACCTATTCCAACAACCTCGACCGCATCGACGCGATCCGGGGCGACGGGCTGATCGACGGCGCCGATCCGTCCATGGCGAGCCTCGAAGGGACGCTGGGCGTGCGCTTCGCCGACCAGACGCTGCTCGCGCAGGCGACCGCCGGCACGCCCTGCGAGCTGCAGTTCGCCTATCAGATCGACGCCGCGAACCTCTTCCGCTTAACCGCGCATTCCGTCTTCCTGCCGCGCCCGAAGGTCCAGCTGCAGGGCCCCGGAGGGGTGCAGGCCGACTTCGCCTGGCAGGCGGCGCGAGACCCGGTGCTGGGACGGCTCTGCACCGCCGTGCTCGTGAACGATCTGGCGAACTTCAACAACCCGTGAGGCATCCATGCTGCGACTGAACCTTTCTGCCGGACCGGAGCGGCTCGACCTCGGCCACGGGGTCGAGGTGCTGGTCGAGCCGCTCTCCTCCGCGATCTTCGCCGCGGCGCAGGCCGATCCGATGGTCGTCGGGCTGGCCGAGGGCACGGCCCGCCCGGTCGCGGCGCTGGTGCTGGCCAAGGCGCTCGCCCGGATCTCGATCATCGACTGGGACGGGGTCGGCAACGAGGAGGGCGTGCCCGTCGATCCCTCGCCCGACCTGATCGACCTGCTGCTGGACGTGAAGCCGATCTACGACCGGTTCTCGGAAACCTACGTCGCCAAGGGCCTCCTCCTGAGTGCGGAAAAAAACGCCTCCGCGCCCTCGCCGACTGGCACTTCGGCGGCGGCGACGGATTCTGTGCCGCCTGCCCTGGACTTTGCGCCGAGTGCCCCGCCGTCCTGAACCGGCCGCAGACGCTGGAAGGCTGGCAGGTCTGGGACCTCGCCTGCCGGATGACCGGTCAGCTGCGCGCGCTGCCCGGGGCGGTGCTCGGCTGGGACATGGGTGCCGGACTGGCGCTGGCGGGCGCGCTGGGCGTGCCGTTGCGCCTGGCGGCCGAATGCCTGCCCGAGATCGAAGCCATCGCAGTCCGCCGCCTCAACGAACGCATGAAGGAGCCCGATCATGACTGAACGCCGGGTCTCCGTGCGGCTGGCCGCCGTCGGCGGCCAGGCGGTCAAAGAGGAACTGCGCGGGATCGGCCGCGAGGGCGCGCAGGCCTTCGACCACATCGGTCGGTCGAGCGGCGCGGTCCGGTCCTCGATTGCCAACGCCGCCTTCCAGATTCAGGACTTCGCCGTGCAGGTCGCGGGCGGCACCGCCGCCAGCCGGGCCCTGGCCCAGCAGCTGCCCCAGCTTCTGGGCAGCTTCGGCGTGATGGGCGCGGTCGTCGGCGCGGCGGTCGCCGTCATGGTCCCGCTCGGGGCGTCGATGTTCACGGCGGCCGAGGGCACCGCGAAGCTGGTCGAGGAAATGCTCGGCGCCGGCGGGTCGATCAGCGCGGTGGAGAGCGCGGTGTCCGGCCTCGAGGGGACGCAGCGCGCCTACATCGCGGCGATCGCCCAGACCGGCGGCGCGTCGAGCGCGGCGGCCGCTCTGGTGCTCTCCAACTCGCGGGTCGAATTCGAGGCCCGCAAGGAGGTCCTCGCGGTCGAACTGGAAATCCTCCGCGCGCGGTCGCAGGAAGCCATCACCGGGGCCGCGAACCTGCGCAGCGGGATCGAGCGGGTGCGGGACAACCAGCTCTCGAACATCATCGGTGGGCCGCAGAACGACATCCGCTTCACCGGGCTTGATGCCGCCGGGCGGCGGCTCTCGTCCTATGTGAACGTCGGCCCGCGCTCCGTGGCCGAGACGGGCGTCACACCGGGCATGGTCGACGCCTATCGCGAACAGACGGCGCAGGACCGCCTCGCGCTGCGCAAGCTCGAGGCCGAGAACACCCTGACCGACCTCGCGATCCGGCGCGCTGACGGCCTTCTGGAAACGCAGTTCACCGACATCGCGGGAGGGGCACCTGCAGGCGGATCCGGCGAGGCCTCGGGTGGCGGGCGACGCGGCGGCGGCGCGGGCCACGCGGTGGCCGAGGGCATGGAGCAGGCAGCGCAGGCGACGAAAAAGGCGCAGACCGCGCTTGCCTCCTATGCCGAGGCCGCCATGACGTCGGGCGAAGGCATCCAGTCTGCGCTGGCAGGCGCGTTCACCTCGGCCGAGAAGGCGCTCGGCGACTTCATCAAGACCGGCACGGTCGACTTCCGCAGCTTCGTCACCTCCATCATCGCCGATCTGGCGATGGTGGGTGCGAAGCGCTTCCTCCTCGGCCCGATCGCGAACGCCCTCGACGGCGCGCTCGGCGGGCTCTCCGGCGGCGGCTTCTTCGGGAAGGTGCTGGGGAGCGTCCTGCATGAGGGCGGAATCGTCGGGGCGGGCGGCCCGGGCCGGATGGTCCCGGCGCTGGCCTTCGCAGGAGCCCCGCGCTTCCACGAGGGCGGCGGCTTCGGCCTGCGCTCGGACGAGCAAGCCGCCATTCTGCAGCGCGGCGAGCGCGTCCTGAGCCGCGCCCAGAACCGGGCCTGGGAGGGCGGCGCGGGGGCGCAAATCAACATCTACGCCCGAGATGCCGCGAGCTTCCGCCAGTCGCGCAGCCAAGTCGCCGCGGATATCGCCCGCGCGGTGCAGGCCGGGCTGAGGAATCTCTGATGGCGTTCCACGAGATCCGGTTTCCGGACACCATCAGCCGGGGCGCGCGAGGCGGGCCGGAGCGGCGGACGCAGATCGTGGCGCTCACTTCGGGCGACGAGGAGCGCAACGCTTCCTGGGCGAACTCGCGGCGGCGCTACGACGTCTCCTATGGCGTCCGGCGGGCCGACGATCTCGCGACCGTCGTCGCCTTCTTCGAGGCGCGGAACGGCCGGCTGCACGGCTTCAGGTTCAAGGACTGGTCCGACTTCAAGTCTTGCGCGCCCTCGGCGATCCGGGGCTTCGCCGACCAGTTGATCGGGACCGGAACGGGATCGAACCGCTTCTTCCCACTGGTGAAGACCTATGCCTCCGGCGCGCAGTCCTGGACGCGGACGATCGTCAAGCCGGTGGCCGGATCGGTCCGCGTCGCGCTGGGCGGCGTCGAGCAGCTGACCGGCTGGACCGTCGACACGACGACCGGGATCGTGGCCTTCACGACGGCGCCGGGCGCGGGGGTGGCGGTCGCG